AAGAAGATATTTATGATAAGCATAAGAACGGGACTTTAAAAAAAGGTTGGTGCTTCGTGCCTGCTTTGATTACCGATAACCCACACATCAGCCAAGAGTATAAAGATAGCCTGAAAGCAAACTTACCAGAATACGAGTATGCAGTATTTGTTGAAGGTAATTGGGATATAAAATTAGAGGGAATATTATTCGATAAGTCAGAACTTAAACGATTTCGCAAAGCTGATTTAAAAGATAAGCCTGAGGCGGTACTTGGTTACATAGATGTTGCCGATGCCGGTAATGATTCTCTTTCCTTTCCTCTTGCAAAAGTTTATAAGGGCAAAATATTTATTACCGATGCGATTCACTCAAAAGAAAATACCGACGTTACTATTAACCTCTGCGCTTCTTTAATAAACAATAACGATGTAAACTATGTTAGGGTTGAAACAAACTCAATGGGTAGGATATTCAGCAGCGTATTAGGCGATAAGATTGGGCGTGAGAAAATCTTACAAATAAATAACTCGACCTCTAAACATACCCGTATCTTAATGATGTATTCATTTATTAAAGAGTACTTTTACTTTTTAGATGAAAGCGATTACGAACACGGAAGCGATTATGATAAGTTTATGCGTGAGATATTAAGCTACCAAAAGGATGGCAAAAGTAAGAACGACGATGCGCCAGATGCTTTATCAGGTTTAGGCTTGTTAATAAAATCATGGCTTAAAGAATTATTTGAGTAATGGCGTGCTGCGGTAGAGGTAACGATATTAAGTATGTAATGGGCGTTTGTTCTGTGTGTGTTGAGGTCGATTTTGATAGTAGTGTTAAAAAAGTTTTTTACTGTGTGTTGTGTAATGCTTATATTTGTACAAATCATCAAGGGCAGTACTTAGCAAGGGCTAAGGCTGCAACGAGTATTGCTTATAAAAATTTAAAGAGTAAATTTATAAAAATTTGAAAATGGGTAAGCGACCGAGAAAACAAAAAGAATTTATTATTGATACTACGCCCGAGGATGATGCCGTAGCCCTTATTGATGTAAAAGCACAGGCTATGATTCAGATGCGTAAAGCCGCAAACGAATTAGAGATAACTAATTATTCTAAAAGCGTACAAGTTAGAACGCAAGTAAAGATAAAGGCTTTACAAAATTGCAGTATTTTAATGGATGCACTTGGTAACAATGCCTACTGGAAGGAAGTAAAACAAATAATTGCACCCCTTTAATATGTGGAAGCCATCAATATCAAAAGAAAAAATCAAATTACTCTTACCGGTTGTTATAGGATCATTGCTTTCCGTTACTGCTATAATTTGGATGTTTGGGATTAACTGGCAGATTGCCTGCCTGTTTGTACTTTATGAGTTTGGCAAGAACATTAGTAAAAATATACTTAAATAAAAAAGTTATTAACAACGTTTTATACGTATTAAATGAAATTCACTTTATTAGATGGCTCAATCAGTAGTTATTTTGGAGGCATAGTACATTCTATATTTCCTTGGACACGTGGCGAAGGCAGGACAAGGCAATGGCTTTCTATGAATGGGCAAGTACCAAAATGGATTTCTACCGAAAACCTTTGGAAAGTCTATACCGATATACCGCACCTTCAAAACGTAATCAACACACGGGCAGACCTATTATCACAGGGTAAAATAAAACTTATTCGCATAAAGGATAAGGTCGAGATTGAGCAGCACGAAGTACTTACACTACTAAGTAAGCCAAACCCTTTACAAACACAGGCTGAGTTCTTAACTATGTATCTTACCTTTAAAGATATTTGGGCTAACGTTCTTATATTAAAGAATAAAGGGCTGCCGAGTATGAAGATACCGAATCAGCTTTGGAACTTACCGCCTGCGCTTATGCGTATTGATACAACGGGAAAGATATTCAGGCAGACCACGATAAATGAAATTATCAAAGGGTACATCCTAACTATTAACGGAGTTGAGGTTACTTATTTACCCGATGAGGTAATATTTAAAAACGATAACCTCGGCTCTGAATATATAATGAGCGAGAGTAAGTTGGTAGGGCTTGTAAAACCTTTATCAAATATTCACGCAGCGTTAAGAACTGCGAATGTATTAATAGGTGACCACGGGGCATACGGTATTATCTCAAGCAACAATAAAGATATAAGCGGAGGCATACCGTTAGGGAAAGATGAAAAGAAAAGAATTGAGCAGGATGTAAGTAATGACTACGGCAATAAGCCCGGTCAGAAACAAATGATTGTTACAGATGCTAATCTTACATACACGCCAATCGGCTCATCAATTAATGAAATGAATCTGCAGCCTGAAATAGAACAGGCGTTCGGTATTATATTAGATGCCTATAAAGTTGATAGGGATATATTTGCAAGTACTAAGGGAGCAACATTTGAAAATAAAAAGAACGGACTTAAAGCAACGATACAAAATACTATTCAGCAGGAGGGCGATGACCTTATGCAAACTTTTAATATCGAGTTTGGATTAATTGAGCAAGGCTTAAAGCTAACAATGTGCTATGACCACTTACCTGTTATGCAGGAAGATGAGCAAAAACGAGCTGACACAATAGCAAAGAAAGTTGATTCAATTTCTAAAATGATTTTCGCAGGCGTACTTTCTCCTGCACAAGGTCAAGACCTTTTAAAGAAAATTACTACTATGCAGATTGACGATTCACTCGGAAAGCCCGATGATAAATGGTATCAATATTACGAACCAAAAGATAATGCAGTACAACAAACCCAAACTAACGGCGGAGGAAATTAAAAAACTCAAAGCGATTAAGGAAAAACAAGTACAGGACAAATCAATTATAAAAAAATAGCTATGGAATTTAAAACCCTTGCAGACAAAATTCAGTTTTACGTAAAAAATAAAGCTGAAATGATTTCATTAAAGAAATCGTCAATGAAATATACCGAGCCATTCGGTATGATAGACACCGAGGCAAACGCTAACAAAGCACTCAACACAAACTACACCGATGATGTTAGTACGGGAATTATAAAGCGTACCGTAATTGGTAATACTTATAACTGGATGGATTCACAGGATGATGTACTTTGCGATAATTGTTTTGCCGTTTCTTTAAAAGACAGGCAGAATAGTATATGGCACTTACACGACCACCTGCAACAGATAGGCGCAAAGGTTGGCAAGCCCGTATCTATTTATGAAAAGGCAATCGATTGGGCGGATATAGGTATTGACCATACAGGAAAAACTCAAGCCTTAATGATGGATTCTAATATTATGAAATCATTAAACGCAAGTATTTATGAACAATATTTGAATAAAGAAATCAATCAGCACTCCGTAGGTATGCAGTACGTAAAAGTTTACTTAGCGGTTAATGATTCTAAGATGAAGGAGGAATATGCCGTTTGGAATAAATATATTAACAACATAGGCAATAAAGCAGAAGTTGAGGCAAAGGGAATGTTTTGGGCGGTTACAGAGGGAAAGCTAATTGAAATCAGCGCAGTACTAACAGGGGCAAACTCTTTAACGCCCACGTTAGAAAACAAAATGGTCGAGTTGTTAAAAAGTTCTGAGGCTGAAAAGATACAACCTAAAGAAATTTATAGTAATATTGCAAGGTACTTGAAGGATAACCCGTTGACTAAGTAACACCGCTCGGTCGTTTTAATGTCAACAGTCGGAATAAAAAGTATAAAATTCACACATTCAAAAAACTAAAAACCAAAACCATGAACAAGTTAAAAAATATTTTTGCCTTTACGCCAAAAACAAACGTAAAGAAACGCATCGAGAACAAACGTAAAAGGCTATTTGCCTTTATGGGTTGTTTACTTTTATTCGTTACAGTATTTTCTGTAATTAACCCTACAACCGTAGAAGCAACGGGAGCAGCATCAGCCATAACAATGGCAGGCGGTTCTTTGCTTATGATTCGCCAATTATCACCTGATGGTGGTACTGGAGGCGGTGCGCCTGAACTTACTACTGAGCAGAAAGAGTTGCTTAATGTAATGTTAACGCAAACGAAAGAATTAATCAATGCTTCTAAAAAAGAAGGCAACGATGAGGCTACAAAATCACTAACCGAGTTTAAAAAGTCTTTAGAGGCTACGGTAAGTAAAACAGATTTCGATACGCTTAAAGCGGATATGTCTGCTATTGGCTTACTCGTTAACCAACTAAAAGAACTTGGAACGAAGGAAGCGAAAAAAGATATGCAATCAACTCTTACCGCTTGGAAAAAAGAAAACGAAGCCGCTCTAAAAAGTATTAAAGACGGGCATAAAACCGAGCTAACTGCATTAACTTTTAAAGTAGCAAGCCCGATGACACCGGCTAACTCTTATAACGGATCTGCTTATTTACCTATTCCTGAGTTTCAGGCAGGGGCAACTGAGATAGTACGTGTACAGCCTACTTTTTGGGATTACCTTAAAAAAGGCGCAACCGCTGCCGCATCTTATGTTTGGGTAAACAAAAAAAATCCATTAGGCGCAGCAGGGTTTATTGGTCCGGGTGTTGCAAAGCCGGGTGTATCTTTTGAAATTGCCACAGAAATATCTAACGCTAAGAAAATTGCGGTATCTGAAAAGGTAGCAACTGAATTGCTTGAAGATATTGACGGCATGGCTTCTTGGATTCAAATGGAATTAATATATCAGTTAAAGGCAAAGTTAAATACTACCTTAATGACCGGTGTTGCTTCCTCAACAGTACCTGCAGGTATTCAAACAATATCTGCTTTGTTTACTCTTACAGGAATAGTAACAACTAACCCTAATAACTACGATGCCGTTTTAGCGTGTGTTGCACAGTTACGTTCTGGTAATTTAATGGGAACTGTTACAGCGTTTATGAATCCGGTAGATGTTGCAAATATGAAATTATCAAAAGCAATTTCACAGGGGCAGTATATTCAATTAGCCGAAACAGGGGCAGTTATTGTTGAAGATAATAATATACCAGTTGGCTACATTCAGGTTGCGCTTTTAGATTATTACAAAATATTAATCTACAAAGATGTTACAATCTCATTTGGTTGGGAGAATGATGACTTTACTAAGAATTTAGTAACGACGATTGGAGAAATGAGAATACATCAGTTTTTCTCTGAAAACCATACTGGTGCGTTTATTTACGATTCGCTTGCAAATATCAAAACAGCAATAGTATAATCTAATTGGGGGAGTATAAACTCCCCCTTTTTTTAATCACTTAAAAATATTTACAATGGCAAAATCAACCAAAGAAGTTAAAGTATTAACCAAAGAAGTTAAGGTAGCTGAGGTACATGATGGAGTTGCTACTGTGACGGTAACTAAGAAAGGTGCTGAGCTGCCTACTAATAAGTGGAAGGAAGGGCAAAAAATTACTTGCCATCCTAATTTAGCACAGAAATTTATAAACTCAGGCTTTGCTGAATAATTAAAATTTTTGCTTGCCATCTCTATAAGATAAGCCAAGCGATGAGTTTGGCTTATTTTTTTAAAATTATCAAATGTCAATAATTAAAATAGCAGATTTTAAAGGATATAACCGATTGGCAAAGGCTATCGATACTGACCCGAACCTTCAGGCGTTTATCGATAAGTACGAGCCATTGATTATTTACCAATTATTTGGCGTGAAGATGGGCAAATTAATTATTGCTTATCTAAACGCTAACAGGCTACCGATTAATGTTGACTATGATAAAGTAATTGATGCTTTTGCAGAGGAAGGAAACGGCAGCGATGAATGGTACTATCAGTTCAATACGCAATGGATAAGCGAGGGATTGTTTTCAATTCTTAAATCTCAAATTTATTATCAGTACGTTTGTGGAACGGCAGTACAGCATACACAGGCAGGCACGACGTTTCCAGAGGTTGATACGCAAAAAGGTATTAACCCATCACGATTAGCGGAAAGCAGGCACAATGATTCCTTATCGAGTTGGGAGGCTATTCAAATGTATATTATAGAAAACCGTACCTTATATCCTGATTATATTTTTTTACGCAGACCGAGTTCATCATTTAGCGGAATATTATGAGTTACACGATTAACTTTATAGATATTATTCACGGCATAGTAAATGCGATGAACCTCGATATGAAAATTGAGGCGGTAACTACTGTTGGTAATTTACATACATTAAGGATATGCGATGTTAAACACGCACAGGCAGGTTATACGGTTACGATTGGGGGAGTTGATTATGTAATTGATTCGGTAAGTTCTGACGATAAAACAATAACCGTAATCGGCACACCTGCGCCAACTGATACGTTTTTTGAAATTTACCCGGCTCAGTTCTTTCATGGCACGC